ATTATTTGGTAGCGATTCTTTTGTTTTAGAATTTGCTTTAGCATTTTACGTAAAGTGTAATCGTCTATAAACATTTTAATCATTTTAAAAAGGTAAGTCGTTTAAGCCTTCGCTTTTGGGTTCGTGTTTTTCTTCAGGTACATAAGGATCGCTTATTGATGCGCTGAAATATTGCAATCCTTTTTGGCTTGTTCGTACCCATAGCGCTATTTCTTTTTCTACGCCTTCTACGTTAATTTTTCCTCTGTAGTCAGGATGCGTTTCTTTTTCTTTTTTATTGTTTTTAAAGATTGCGCCTGTATTTGGTTTTTGTTCCATTGTTATTTGTTTTAAATTGTTTCTATTATTTTATTATAGTATTCCCTAGCTAGTTTTATTTTTTCTTTTATAGCTTCTATTACAGCTTCGTCTTTTTGTATTTTAAAGACCTTTACGCGCTTTTCTAAAGGAATGTGGTCGAAGTTATGTTTAGCCTCTACAAAGTGCCTTATTTCGTCGCTTTCTTCTAACTTGTGTTCTTTCCAATGTACGCGCCGTATTTCGTCTTCTACGATTTGTTCAGGTGTATTTGTTAAGCAATATACTAGAAGGCTTTCTTCTTTGCCTGTTAGCCACATATAGCCCTGTAGTTGGTAGTAGTAATCTTTGTTTGGAATTTCTTCTTCAAAGAAAGGAAAAGTAGTTCCGTCGAAGCTTGTCTTTACGTCTAGTAATACTTCGTTCGTGTTTACGTCGGGCGTTCCTGTTATGTAATCGTTTTGGAAGTGTTCTTCGTTCTTGTAAATAAATCCAACGTTTAGAACTTCGTTCGCAAGCGTTATAGAATCTTCTTCGCATTCGTTGCCTTTGTCTGTATAGCGTGAACTAAATTCTTTTTTGATTCCGTATTTATGTTCTAGAACTACGTCTTGAATATATGATTTTGCTGTTTTAGATAGCTGCTCCTTTTTTGAACGAGAAGCAGCCATTAACTTACCTATGCTTGAACATCTTACTTTCATAATTACGCTTTTTTAATTACTTTCATTTGTTCGGTGTCTAGATCAAACTTTTCTATAAGTTCAGACATTGGATAAGAACCTGCCTTAACTGCTTCTATAGCTTTGTTAAAACGTTCCTTTGTTATTTTAGGCTTCTTCTTTATTTGTTCGCCTGCTGCGTCCGTGTCTTTGTCCGTTACTAATCCAAGTGCAGAAGAAAGCGCGTAACGTCTGAAATATGTTACACCACTTCCGAATGCTTGAAAAGTATTCATTCCTTTAAGTTCTACTTCAGGAATTAAAGTACTGCTTTGTATTTGTTCTCCTGTTTCTACGTGGAAAAGTACAGTAACTAAATAATGTTTTTCTTCGTTTGTATTGATTAGTTGCGTGAATCCTAATCCGTGTTTTTTTAGGAGCGGATTAATTACTTCGAAGATTGTAGGAAGGTCAGCATAGGAATAGCCATAGCCTTTAGTTCCTTTGTGTATTACAGGTGCTTCTTGCTGAAAAGCCGCAAGCGCTTTAAATAGATTTTTCATAGTGTAAATTTTAATTTATACAAATATAATAATTATATGCGAATAAACTACAATTCTTTTATTTTCTTCTTGTACGTTGCTATGATTTCTTTTACTTCTTCAATAGTCCACTTCTTTGTTTCGTGGGCTTTTACGTGTAATTCTAGAACTTTGTCGCCGCCTATTCTCTTTGCTATTCCTATTTGGTAGTTGAGTAAGTTTCCGTGTTTATGTTGGTTACAGGTTACACATTGTCCGTGAACATTGTCTTCGTTAAATGTTACGCTTTTGTGTTTAGTGCTGTAGTAATGTCCTGCGTCAAATTTTGATCCTAACGGCTTTTCGCAGCTTACACAAAGTTTATGCTTGTCGCGTTCCCTAATGTACTTGTTGAAGACTTGCTGCGCTTTTTTCATATAATCGCTTAAGGTCATTAGTTCAGCTTTCATTTTCTTCTTCGTGTTTTTCCAATTTTTAACCTTTGCTGTTTGTACCCAAACACGAACGCATACTTCTTTAAAGCAGTACTTTTGGTTGAAGTGTTTAGCTTCGAATTTTTCTTTGCAATTCTTACAACGTGGCATTTAAACAACTTTTTAATATCTCTAAACAAAGTTCTTTTGGTATTTTGCTCTTTTCGTAGCTTCCTTTTTTTCCTTGCGTTCCTGTTCTACTTCCTCTTGGTGCTTGTTCGTGTTGGCAGTTTCTATTGTTATTAAAGCATTCAGGACGTGGACGCCATCCATTTGTGTTGAAAATTGTATTTAAATGATTTGTAAAAATGTCTGTAGGCTTTGCCCTACTATCTCCATAACGACAATACCAAACAGTTACTCTGTCGCTAAATTGAATAAAATTCATTTTACGATATGCACCCCTAGGATTTTCTATAAAGTATTTTAAGTTTGGATTTATTTCTAGATATTCTTGAATTAAACTTATCATATTATTATTTAATCTATCGCATTTATTAGCATAATCGCTTTTAGCTAATAACGTCTGTTCGTACCTATGATGACTAATTCCTGCAATAGAATAAGTAGTACAATCGGGGCTGCTCCAAATAATGTCAGGTATAAAAGGAATATGTTCTTTTTTTAAAAATTCTATGTCAGTAATTAAATCAATGTTTTCATAGGGAATCCAATCAACGCTAAACACATTCATTCCTAAACTTTCAGCTGCTTTTCCTAATGATCTACTGCCTGCGTGTAATTCTAAAACATTCATAAAAATGGCGTTTTAGTGTCTATCATTGCTTTGATTCTTTCCTGTTCAATCCATCGTAAAAACTTCAATAGCTTTTTCATAAGTCGCGTGCTTTTATTTCTAGTTCTAAATTTTCTATTTTACGTTTTAAATCCATATTTACAAACTCAAGCCTAAAAGCGTTTTGTATTGCTGCCCTGTATTCCTGTTCTAATCTTCTAAAAACTAAACTTACTTCTTGTAGTTCGTCTTTTGTTTCAGTCATAGAATTTATTATGTCTGTTCGTTCAGGATGCTTTTCCTTTATTTCGTCTAGGCTTAATGTTACTTTTGTGTAGGTGTGGTTTATTAGTACGCCTGTTCTAAATAGTGTTAAATCGTCCATAGTTCGTGTTTTTATAGTCCGCAGTAACCGCTGTCGCAGTCGTTAAAATCGTCATCGAATAAATTCATTTGTGTATTATACTTCTTTATTCTTTCGTATGTTATTCCGCTTTTAAAAGTACAGTTATTTTTCTTTTCCATTTTTACAAACCAATTAAACTGCTTTTCGTTTCTTCGGCTCATATGATTTAAAAATAATTCGCTTCTGTGAAAACATCCTACGCAGTTATTTCTATAGGCAAAACGTACAGGCTTGTCTTTCCAATACTCAACAATAAAATCTTTAAAAATTCCGTCTTCTATTAAAGGAAATTTAGCCTTTCGGTATGGCAGTTCTTTCCATTTGTTACGTCCGTTTTTTTCTCCTACTTTAAACTTAAAGTTTTCTATTCCGTTTACTTCTTTTTCAATCATTGTTTTGGCTCGGCTCATTTCATTGGCTCTAAATCCTATTCTCATTTCTACAGGTAGTTCCGTGTTTTCATAACACCATTGCGCTATAGGCTCTACTTTCATTTTTTGGGTGCAAAATCTACGCATTATATTTGGTAAATAACCGCCTGCTTTTTCAATAACATCTTCAAAAGTCGTTTTGCTTAACCAAGTTATTTTTTGTCCTATAAATTGTTCAAGGTCTAACATAGTGTAAATTATGTCATCGTCTTCTAAAGTTCCTATAAATTCAACGCCTATTCTGTCGCTTACAATTTGACGTATTTTCGCGTCAGGAAATAAAACGCTTTGGTCGTTGGTTCTTACTAAAGCAAATATGTTGTAGTCCGCAGGATAATGAACTGCAATATAACTAGAAGTTTGTCCGCCACTTAAGCTATTTATTGTCTTCATTGTTTAGCTGCGTAAATTTTATTGTAAACATTTGGCGCAGGATTTTCTAAATCGTAATATATGAACTTTTCTTTGTCAAACCACAAAATAAGCTGCCCTATTTTACCCGCTGAACGTGGTTTAATCTTGTTAAAGTTTACTATTGCTTGATTGTATTGTAGGTCTTCGCGGTGTACTGTAATCATACATTTGCCACTATTAAACCATTCCGAACCGCCTTTTAAATCGTATGGCGAAGGAACGCTTCTTTTTCCGTTTATTTTTTCTGTAAGTTTTGGGTGTATAATTGTGTGCAGGTGTAAGTTATTGTCTTCTGCTATTTGGTTTCTGTAAGGAAGTACTACTTCTAAATACTGTGCATAGCCTCCGTATTCGTTGTATGGATGGCTTAAATCTTTCCAAGAATCTATAGAAGCTGTTTCTAGTCCGTGTTTTTGTTTAAGTTCTACTGCGTAATCATAAAATTGAAAAGGCGTCATTTTAGCTTTTACGTCTTTTTTAGTTAGTATTTTAAAGTGTGCTAAAAGCCAATCTATACTTCTACTTATTTCTTCGTCTTTTATTACATTAGGTGCTATAGGATTAAAACTTTTGCCTGTTAGTTTATGGATCAAATCGGCTATTATTTCTACGTTGTTACCTACGTCAGGAAAATAAACCAAGTGCTTCCAATTATAGTATTTACTTGTGTTTAGTAGGCATTCCATAAGTAGCTGCGTTTTACCTGACATTGGGAAGCCTGTCCAATCTGTGCAGTTGCCTAGTTGCATAGAATAGAATTCGTCTAAACTTTGCCATCCTAAATACTTTCCTTTTTTGTTGTAGTTGTCGCGATGCTTGTACATTTTGTCTATTACATCGCCTGCTTCTGTTATTTTGAATCCTTCTATTCCCACGGCGCTTTAAATTTCATAGTGTTATTTTCTTCGTGT